AGCATAAGCAGGAGATTTTCAAAGATGTTTTTGCTTCTAGCAACAATTACAGCAATAACTGCTTGCCAAGCAGAAAGAGAACTGATATGCATAGTGCAAAGAGTGAATGAAAGCTTCTCTCTTCACTCTGGATTTGGAGGAAATGTTTACAGCATGAAGACTGAGCCAATGACTGGATTCACAAACGTGACCAAAGGTGCTAGTGTCATCAACCAAAAAGACTGGATTGGATTCGGAGATTCAAGAACAGACTTGACTAATGATCAGTTTCCAGCGTCTTCAGATGTTCCATTGGCAGTGGCGAAGAAGTTTCGGTCATTGTCAGGGGCTTCGTTGATGTTGTCAGCTTTTGGGCCTCCTGGCAAGGTTGACTACCTCTATCAAGGATGTGGGAAAGAAAAAGTATTTTATGAAGGGGTAAACTGGTCCCCTGAGGCAGGAATTGATTGCTTTGGATCAAACTGGACTCAGACAAAGAAGGACTTCTATTCGAGGATATATGAAGCTGCTAGAAGCAGCACATGCATGACTCTTGTAAATTCTCTTGACACCAAGATATCATCAACAACAGCCACGGCTGGAACCGCATCTTCTTGTTCTTCAAGTTGGATGAAAAGCCCGTTGTGGTATGCAGAATCTTCTGTTAATCCTGGAGCTAAACCTCAAGTTTGTGGGACTGAGCAATCGGCAACTTTTACTTTGCCGACAAGCTTCGGAATTTACAAATGCAACAAGCATGTAGTGCAGCTTTGTTACTTTGTGTACGAAAACAAAGCAAAATTTAACACTTTTGGCTGTGGAGATTATTACCAAAATTACTATGATGGGAATGGAAACCTGATAGGGGGAATGGATAACAGAGTGGCAGCATACAGAGGAATAGCAAACGCTGGAGTTAAAATTGAATGTCCTTCCAAAATCTTGAACCCTGGGACTTACAGCATTAAATCAACACCAAGATTCCTTCTAGTACCAAAAAGGTCATACTGCTTCGACACTGATGGAGGGTACCCTATACAAGTAGTTCAATCTGAGTGGTCAGCTTCACGAAGATCAGATAATGCCACAGAAGAAGCATGCCTACAAACAGAAGGATGTATTTTCATCAAAAAGACAACCCCTTATGTAGGAGAAGCAGATGACAACCATGGAGACATTGAGATGAGGCAACTCTTGAGTGGGCTTGGCAACAACGACACAGTGTGCGTTTCCCAAAGTGGATACACAAAAGGAGAGACCCCTTTTGTAAAGGATTATTTGAGTCCTCCCAAGTATGGCAGATGTCAGTTGAAAACTGACAGTGGAAGAATCCCAACTCTACCTTCTGGGTTGATAATACCGCAAGCAGGGACTGACTCTTTAATGAGAACTTTGACGCCAGCAACAAGGATCTTCGGAATAGATGACTTAATCTTCGGGCTTTTATTCGTGGGGTTTGTCGCAGGAGGGGTCGCAGGAGGTTACTTCTGGGGAAGATCAAATGGAGGGGGTGGTGGTGCCTCGGTGAGCAGTACGCAGGCTGGATTTGACAAAATCGGAAAAGATATACAGCAGCTTCGGAATGACACAAATGCAGCAATTGAAGGCTTCAACGGGAGAATTGCCCATGATGAGCAAGCCATTAAGAATTTGGCAAAAGAAATCGAAGATGCAAGGGCAGAGGCTTTGGTAGGGGAACTTGGTATAATAAGATCCCTCATAGTTGCCAACATAAGCATGAATCTAAAAGAATCTTTATATGAACTAGCAAACCAAATAACAAAAAGAGGAGGAGGAATTGCACAAGAAGCAGGCCCAGGGTGTTGGTATGTTGACTCCGAAAACTGTGATGCAAGCTGCAAAGAGTACATTTTCAACTTCAATGGAAGTGCCACTGTCCCCACATTGAGGCCAGTTGACACCAAGGTTGTAATAACATCGGATCCTTATTACTTGGGTTCGACCATAGCTCTCTGTCTTTTGGGGCTGGTGGCGATTGCTGCTTCTGTTGGTGTGATTTGGATCTGTTGCAAGAAATAGAATCTTAGAAAAAATCTCCTTGCTACTGCT